ATTGATAAGCAGATAGTTGATGCGTTGCGTTATAAACAAGACATAGCAGAGTACGTGATCAGCGAAATTAAGAAAGGGCAAGTATAACAGGAGAACTAACATGACAGACAAACAATACCAAATAGCCAAATGGAAGTACTGGAACTTACCTCGCAACTCAACCAGCCCGCATGGTTCAAGAGATTGTGAACTAGGACGACCTACCACAAGGAACGCCTTAGCCGCATCGGGTGTGCCGGTTCCTACGTTTGAGGAACATTTAGAACGGTTTCCTAATACTTTTTAAGTGCAACAAATACAGTTTAACCAACAAGAGGAAAGTAAAATGAAAGTATGGCAAGTAATGTTAGCAATAGCAGTATTTATAGCAGCTTCATCGATAGTCGGAGAATTAGCAGCAGATGAATTATATATCAGCGGAGGATTAGCATATAAAATTAATTCTGATTTTAAAACTAGTTCCGGCACATACGATGAACACTGTGGTGGCTCATATCACAAGAAAAAGAACTGTAGTTTTTCAGAAAATTTCGAAGAAATTGGTAATAATTTTGGCCAATTAGAAATAGGGTATCGACATGGAATCTGGGAAAACGGTACTCTTGTGACGTACATACAGCATACTTCTGATTTAAGCGCTAAGGATGAAGGGCTCGATTTAATTGGATTCAAAATAGAACATAGATGGAAAGTTAAATAGGCTGGCCACCATTGGCTAGGATTAGTCGGCGAGTGCCTGTTCTCATAAGCGCAAAAACCCCGACAGTGGGCGGCTATCTCAATTATTGAGTTTAGCTCCGGATAGCGTGGCCCACACTTTATTAGATCACCTGATCTACAAACTGCCCCTTGACAGAGGGCATCGACTGTGGTATAATAGATGCACATACTAGGAGAAAGTAATGATAACTCGCGAAATGATGAATGAGATGAATGTCACAGAGTTGGCACAGTTGTTTAAGTCTTATAAAGAAGAATTAGATCTTTTAAAAGCTTCTACCTCAGCAGTACAGAAAGAATTTGATATTCTACGTAAAGAAGTCCTACCGGAGAAGATGGAAGAAACTGGATTCGATAATGTAAAAGTAACAGGCGTTGGCCGTATTAGCCTCAGGGCTGAGATGTACGCATCCATCAAGGCCGACCATAAAGAACAAGCGTATGAATGGCTAGTATCAGAAGGGCATGAAGACCTTATCAAGCCTACTGTTAATGCCTCCACCCTTAAAGCGTTTTGTAAAGAACAAATAAGCGAAGGTGTAGAATTACCAGACGAATTTTTTAGTGTAACGCCGTTCACCATGGCGACGTTGACTAAAACTTAGGTAGCCCAGAGCCTTAATAATCCTGGGCCAGTTACCGGTACTGACACTTATTGGCGAGCAGGGGTGAGAGGCCCCGTACAACTTAAAATCATGAATGGAGAAATAAAATGGCAAAAACAATGAGTAAGAAATCAAGTAATGAAATGGAAATCAGTGACGTACGGCCTGATTACCTTGGCGATGAAGTACGTGGCCAAGAAAATGTAGGCATGGAAGATTTAACCATACCCAGACTGGATGTATTACAGTCACTATCCCCGCAAAGAAAAAAGAATGACCCGGCTTATATTGAAGGTGCTGAAGAAGGCATGCTATTTAATACTGTAACCGGTCAGCTTTATGGTGAATCTATCTACTTTGTGCCTGTCTACTATCGCAAAGAATGGTTAATCTGGAAGAAACAGAACAAAGGCGGCGGTTTCATGGGTTCATTTGACACTGAACTTGAAGCAGCGACCGAGTTTTCAGAAAAAGGCTATGATGGAGACTATGAAATCGTTGACACTGGCAACCACTTCGGTTTGATTTTCAGTGATGAAAACGACGTAGAAGAAATCTGCATCTCAATGGCCAAGTCAAAAGCTAAAGTTAGTCGTCAGCTTAACACTCTTGTTAAGATGGCAGGCGGCGACCGATTCAGCCGAGTCTATAAGATTTCAGCCACAGAGGACCAAAACAAAGAAGGTCAAGATTACTTTAATCTAAAAGTAGCGGCCCTGGGTTACGCGCCTGAGCCACTATATCGTCACGGCGAGAAAATGTACGAGTCAATCTCTTTGTCTGACCGTAAGGTTAAGTATGAAGAAGCGCCTGTTACTGGCAATGCTGCTGATGAAGTAGAAGAGTACTAATCCACCTCCCACCAGCACAAGGACGTGCACCCTTTAGGAGAATAAAAATGCCGTACGAAAATAAACCCGATACCGGGGTATTGTTCAAAAACAGAAACAAGAAAACTGAAAACCATCCTGACTACACTGGTACATGGTATGCCGAAGGCGAAAATGGAGAAGTAGATGAGTATTGGCTATCCGCTTGGATAAATACGCCCAAATCAGGAGGTGATAAATTTATGAAATTGGCTCTGGGTGAACTAAAACCAAAACAGGAACAAGCGCCCGCTGGCAACATGAGTGACGGAAGCACAGACGAAGACGTTCCATTTTAAATGATTGATCTGAGCCGGTATCCGTATTTTGGATATGATACGGAAACAACAGGGCTAATATATCCAACAGACAAAGCTTTTAGCTTTGGAATCGCAACCCCAGACGGGAGGACAGAATATTTTGACGTACGACGTGACCCCAAAGCAATTGACATATTCAATCGTCAGGTGCATTCTTACCGTGGTATCATTATATGCCACAATGCTTCTTTTGATTATCGTATGTCTCACAGTGCTGGAATCATACTCCCGCTTAGTAATTTGGACGATACGGTCGTTCGCGCTACGCAGATCAATGAACATGAAAGGTCATTTTCGCTTGAGGATTTGGGCCAGAAGTACATTGGAAAGGGCAAAGTCACGTCTATCTATCAGGATTTGGCCGAGATATTTGGAGGTCTAGCCACAAGAAATGTACAAATGAAGCATCTTGCTGAGGCTCCGCCTGAAATAGTTGGCCCTTATTGTGAAGAAGATTCATTGTTGGTACTGAGGCTATGGGAATGGCAACAAAATGAAATAGAGAGACAAGGAATCGAAGACATTTGTAGATTCGAACGCCATAAGATGCCGACCTTCATACGGGCTGAGATGCGTGGCATAAGGGTAGATCTTGACTACGCAGAAGAAGCAATACATAAGATAACGCCGTTGATTAAAGAGTCACAGAAAAAATTAGATAAAATAGCGGGCTGGGAGTTTAACTCTAATTCTGGTCCCCAAATTAAAAAGTTATTTGAGCCAGAGGAGGTCAAAGATGGCATCTGGAGAGCTAACGACGGAACAACCGTCGGAACTACGGGCAGCGGTGGTCCATCTTTTAAGGCAGAATACTTGCGGGAAATGCGCCATCCGGCGGCAGAACTTATTCTTGACATTAGAAGCCTTATCAAAACTAGAGATACATTTTTACAGGGACATGTTATTGGACATGCTCATGGGGGACGTGTATATCCCACCATTAACCAAAGTAAAGGAGAAGATGGAGGAACTGGAACGGGAAGGCTTTCTATTCAAAACCCAGCCCTTCAACAAATCCCCAGCAGAAATAAAAAAGTGGCCGCCATTGTTAAGCCGTGTTTCCTTCCAAATGAAGGACAAATCTGGGTCGATGCAGACATGGCTTCTTTCGAAGTGCGAGTGTTCGCGCACCTAATCAATAACAGAGAGATTATAAACGCTTATGAAAATGATCCGGACCTTGATTTACATCAGTTTGTCGCTGACCTTACTAGTCTCAACCGTAATGCTACTTATTCCGGAGAACCCAACGCAAAGCAGCTTAATCTGTCCATGATTTTTAATTCTGGCAATGGGGCGATAGCCGATAAAATGGGCATGCCGTGGGATTGGGAGGAGTTTACAACTAGAGATGGCAAAGAAATAACGTATAAAAAAGCTGGCCCAGAAGCAGAGGCTGTCATAGCCAAGTATCATCGTAGAATACCTGGAGTCAAGGACTTGGCAAAAGGATGCAAGGACAAAGCCGAGAAACGCGGTTATATTTTCACTTACACTGGACGAAGATTGAGGTTTCCACATGGGTACAAATCTTACAAAGCGTCGGGCCTCCTTATTCAGGCTACTGCTGCAGATATTAACAAAGAAAACTGGTCCATTATTGAAGAAACGTTAGGCAATGACGGTGATTTACTACTAAACACGCACGACAGTTATAGCATGTCAATAGATGAGGATTGGAAGCCTCATTATGAAAGAGTAAGGCAGGAGTTAGAACGCCCCATATTAAGGGTCCCGTTAAAGGTGGATTTATCTGGGGCAGGTGATAATTGGTGGAAAGCTTTAGAGGGTCAATATGGAACATAAATTAGAGGAAATAGGGTTAAATCTAAACAAAATAAGAGAAATATCTAAAAACAGTTCTTATTCGTGGCAGGTTTACTTGGCCGCGTTAGAGTACATAAAGGCCGGTTATTATCTTGTGCCTATTGTAGCTAATGATAAAAAATTACCTAGAAAAGAATTTAACGTTAACTATGGCCATGCGTCTAAAAACAAAAAGACAATAGACAAATGGTTCCATCCAGAGACAGGGAAATTTAAAGGATGGAATCTAGGCGTGGCCTGCGGCAAAGATGACGGTGTTTTTGCTTTAGACGTTGATATGCATGGAGATGTGGATGGGTTCAAAAATTTAGATAGGTTAGAAATAGAAAACGACGTGTTGCCTTATGGCCCCTCTCAAGAGACTCCTAATGGCGGCAAACACTATTTGTTTAGGTGGCAGGAAAATGCAGCATGCACAACTAATAAAATAGCACCGGGCATAGACACAAGGGGAGGAGAAGGTAACACGTGTAAAGGTCATATTGTTGTTTGGCCTTCTTCTGTGAATAATAAACAATACCAATGGATATCGGGCGGTGATTTACCTATAATACCGCCTTGGGTAATGGAACGAATGGGTGTATTGTGGCGACCACCGAAGTACGGACGCGGAAACGAAAACGTAGGAGAAGACGACCTTGAACAAATTATCCCTGTTAAACAGATTGAAGGCATGCTATCACATATTCCGATTGATGAACTCGATTACGATGGCTGGCTTAAAGTTGGTATGGCAATCAAATCGCAATACCCTGACGAAGACGGGCTTAAAATCTGGGATAATTGGTCACAATCGGGTACACGGTACAAAGAAAGTGAATGTCAAGTCAGGTGGAACGGATTTAGTCTTGAAGGCTCAGTCAGAGCTGGCACTCTATTTTATTACGCCAAAGAAGGAGGATGGAAACCAGACCCCCTGAATGACGACGTTACCGGTAACAAATACGATGAACTAGTAGCAAGAATGAATGAAGAGTATGCTATAGTATCAGTCGGCGGCAAAATAAGAGTACTTAGAGAAAAGGAACCAGAGCATGAAACAATGATGCACTACGACCTTTTAGATAAAGACTCATTCAGAACCTTACTTCAAAACGAACAGACAGTGATGGTGGACCCAAATGGCAAAGTCAAAAATGTATCAGTTGCGGACGTGTGGCTCGGCCACGAATTTCGTAGAACCTACCCGAACGGAATGGGCCTCTATCCAGGCAAAGCTCCAAATGGATACTACAATACGTGGAACGGATTTAGTGTTAGCCCTAGACCAGGGGACTGTAGTTTATTTCTTACCCACGTTAAAGAAGTCATATGTAATGGAATTGAAGAAATCTATGAATGGGTTGTAGATTGGATGGCGGACCTAGTACAGGACCCAGACAATCCAAAGGGCTGTGCCATTGTAATGAGAGGAGGAGAAGGAATTGGTAAAGGAACTTTTGCGAACGCTGTGGGTGAGCTTTTTGGTCCTCATTATAGGCATCTCATTGATGATAGCCATCTCACTAGCAATTTTAATGCACATTTGCTTGATGCTATCGTCGTATTCGCTGATGAGATTACCTGGGGAGGAAACAAAAAAACGGATGGTAAACTTAAAGGCATGGTTACAGAACGTAATCTCGTTGGTGAACGAAAGGGGATAGATGCGATTTTGTATCGCAACATGATTCACGTGTTGATAGCATCAAACAATAGTTGGGTCGTACCGGCTGGGGTCGATAGTCGGCGCTGGCTAGTGTTAGACGTGAACGAAGAACAAGCCAACAACGTCCAATATTTTAACTCTATACGGGACGAGTTAGACAATGGAGGCAAGGAAGCTTTAATTTACATGTTACTAAACAGGGAAATAAAGTCTAATCTACGGCATGCCATCGAAACCAAGGCACTCCAGGACCAACGAGTAATGAGCGCACAAGAAGATAGCGTATTAAATTGGTGGACTAGGTGCTTAATATCAGGGGTCATTGAAGCTCCTGACGAGAAAGAATTTGAACCGGGCAAAGATACAGCATCGAGCTGGCCGGAATTTGTAGATAAAGTTAATCTATACGACGACTATGAGAATTGGTGTATAAAAAGGAATAAACGAGCATTAACAATGAACGTATTCCTGCGTGACGTCAAAAGGAACATAGGGCTGTCAGAAACAAGAGTAAAAGTAAGTAGTGGACCAAGAAAGCGAGTATTTAGAATACCCACCACAGAAAAAGCTAAGGAGTTTATTGCAACTAAATATGGAAACATGATAGGAGAAGAAGATGAGCAAAATAATGAAGATTGAGATTTTCATAAAGGACGAGAACGAAGCACAGGATTTAGCTTGTGAATTAAGAGATAGGGGCTTAGACTTAAATATATTCTATACTAATGGGTATGGTGCTCCTCGACAGTATGCCGGTCTTAGTGACGAATTACCTAACTATCCGGCTCCATCAGAAGGAGAAATAGACGGTGACTAAAAAAGTTGATATGATAGTGGACCTACAATATGGTTCAACAGGAAAAGGGCTAATAGCAGGCTACATAGCACTGAAGACACAACACGACGTTATCGTTAATGCCAACATGCCCAATGCCGGTCATACGTTTATCGACGCTAAAGGACAAAAAATGATCCATAAGGTCTTGCCTAATGGAATCGTCAGCCCCCGTTGTAAATACGTGCTCATAGGGCCAGGGTCTGTTTTCGATGTGAGCCGATTGTATAACGAAATCCAACAGGCCAAACAATTTGGTTACATGAAGGATGCTAAAGTATTCGTCCATGAAAATGCTGTCCCTGTGTTAGACCGCCATAGAGAAGAGGAATCAACATTGGAATCCATTGGGTCCACCAAACAGGGATCAATGGCAGCTTCCATCGACAAAATGAAACGGAATCCTGATAATAGCGTCATAGCCAGGGATTTAGTTTCAAATTTTGATCAAGAAAGGTACGGACTATCAGTAATCTCGGGCAGCGGATACAATGAAATAATAAAAAATGCGCATAGCATACTGGCAGAAGGGGCTCAAGGATTTAGTCTCGGGATAAATGAAAAATTTTATCCTTATTGTACTAGCCGGGATTGCAGCCCTGCTCGATTCATGTCCGACATGGCCATACCGCTCCCATACCTTAGGACGGTACTCGGGACCGCACGTACGTACCCGATTCGGGTCGGCGGGACGAGTGGGGGGTGCTATGGCGACCAGACCGAGACCCGCTGGGAGGACCTCGGGTTAGCTCAGGAGAGAACTACCGTTACTAACAAAGTGAGACGGGTATTCACGTTCTCGAAGCAACAAATAGACGACGCTATGTACATGTTCGCTCCAGATGAAGTGTTCCTCAATTTTTGCAATTATATTGAGGATAGTGACCAAATGCGCGACATAATTGGCCATTTTGAAGGAAAAGTCAAGTACCTAGGATTTGGGCCTTCAGTGGGAGACATTGATGAAACCTGATGATAAGTGGGAACACAGCGCCTATGACGACGCTTTTGAGGCCATTAAATTGATGGCTAAAACTAAAATGGTGTTGAATTACCACAAGGGAGACATAGCCAATTGCAGTAGCACTGATTTAATTGAAATGGTAAAGGGGGAAGTGATTGAATTAGATAACGCTGTCCAAGATGAAGAAATCGTTCACGTGATCGAAGAAGCTGCAGATGTACTAAATTTCCTTGTGGCTTTAACTCACCAACAAATAAAAAAATATAGGAGCAGAAAATGAATAAAGTAAGCGAATTAAAACAACATAACGTCCTTAACATACAAGATATACTAAGGGCACAAGATATAACCCGGTGGAACATGGTTAATACCAGCCGCACTCAAAGTTTAGCGGAACACACGTTCAATGTGGTGACTATAGCTAGGTCTATCGCCAATAAGCTAGGCATGGATGACATTAAAATAATGAAGTACGCATTCGACCATGACCTAGACGAAGTAAACACAGGGGACATACCATCGCCCACAAAGGAAAAATTAAAAATAAAAGACTGCTATGCAGGCAAAAATAAGTCTGAATGTTCAAGCCGTGAAATCGCTATTGTAGCTATAGCTGACTTAATAGAGGCTGTTTGGTTCATCAACACCCATGGCCTGGGCAGACATGCGGCCATTGTAGCCGATAACCTGATAGATCGCCTAAACAGGAGAATTGCATTATACGCCAGTACTGATAAAGCTTTACAGGATGCAGTAGGTGAAACCATAGGTGAAATTGAGCATGGGGATTTCATCAGTGAGTGAAGCTCTATTAGCGGATGAACTGGAGAAGGGAATAAAGAGCGTTGAACCTAACGCTCATATTTCTTTTATAGAATCACCTGTGACGTCAGCTGGATTCCCGGACGTAGACATGCATGTTATTCGCGGTTCATTTAAGTTAGAACTAAAATTCAGCGACAGTAAAAAACCGCCAAAAATAAGGCCTTCCCAAATTAAGTGGTTTAGGAAAAGGAACAAAGCACATGGACTAGATTGTTATGTCTTCGCTAAATTAAAAATAGATGGACTATGGTATTATTGTCTGTTCGACATAAATGCGGTTCTTCACCTTTCAAAACTTAAAACATCGAAACAATGGCGGGAATGGGCATCGTATACGTGGAAAGGATACATGGATTGGAAAGAATTACTTCTGGTTATTTAATTTAACATTTTGGCTCCTTATCATTTAAGTTATCTATTCTATTAGTTAAATGGTCAAATCCACGGTGAATTTCTTTAGTTAGTCCATTAACAGCACTGGTCAATTCGGACCTAGACACAGACTCTCGTTCTAGGTCCGATATTTTTTTAGATTGAGTTCTTACGTACCACCCAAATAGCCCTAAAACAGTGACGCCCGCATATTTTAACCATTCCCATATAGTGGATATTAAATTTAAAGTTGAATCAGGCACTGTCTCTCCTTATCTATTGTAGCCGTAGCCAATCAATAAAAGTTCTGCATTTAAAATGTTAGCGATCATGGAATATCTAAGTTCAAACATTCTGTTAGTGTCCATCTTTAATTTTCTAGTTTTCCTTTGAGTGATTCTCCATGTGCCACTGTTTCCTTCTAAATGAAGTTCCTGTAGGTTAGTAGTTCTATTTGTACTAGAAACACTCCCTAATGGTCTCGAATACAAACCTCCATAAACTTCAGTTTGGGCCGGAGCACTACCGACACGAATATAAACGTCTACTTCAATAAAATCTGCACCATCTGGAACTGAGTCCAAAGCTGTCCATATATGGTCAGCTCCCGATCCAGTTGGTCCAACACTTTCCCATGTAGAAGCGGCGAGATCAGGGCTACCACAATCAAGAACAACTGCGCTCATTAAATTATCATTTTCGTTATTGCAAAAATCACCAATAGGGCTATCTAGTTCAAATCCAGTTTCCGCGCCATTTACTCTAAGTAATTTAGCTGCGTCGCCAGCGCCGACCGATGGCAAATTTACTCCTGCTGCTGCTGCTTCTGCTGCGGTCTGGGCCGCTTCCGCCGCCGCCTGGGCTGCTTCCGCCAATACTCTTGAAGCGTCGGCAGCTACAGCCTGAGCCGCTGCTAATGCGACTTCGGCTTGGGCGTTAGCAACTTCAGTCTGAGCGTTAACAACTTCAGCTTGACATAACACTACTTGGGCTGCTGCCAATACAACTTGGGCCTGAGCGTCTAGTACGGCTTGTTGGGCCAACGCTACACTGTTATCTGGGTCTTCAGTAGAATTCTCAAATCCATCTGCAGTTGCGTTCCATTTTATAGCTTTACCGGCTATAGGTAATGGTAGTGTGTAATCTACCCCAGCACCAGCATCATTCCCGCCTTTGGCAGTTCTGTCTAATTCGTCTTGTTGTTGTTGGTCAATAAAGGTTAATTTATCCAGCGCCCCCTCATGGGTATCAGCAGGGAATTGGTCACCAGTAGTGTAATCAACTCCCTGAGACAAAATTTCTTCTCTTTTTACTGACACTACAACATCAATAGCCGGGGCAGGAACAACATTAACTGAACCGCCAGGAGCCAAATCTTGGTTTGAATTCAGACTTACGGTGACAGCTCCAACAGTGAGAACATTATCTTCATAAACTTTAATGGTATTTTCGTCAAAGGTTTTGAATGTAAAAGCAAAATCTTCAGTGGCACCATCACCAGTATAATTAATTCTATTATTTGTTGTTTCTACAGTCATAACTAAAACCTCGGTACGTAAGATTGATCATTAGGTAACTCTATTGGTTCCCTGGTCGGGTTAAATATTTCCTTGACACTGATGCCTAAGTCATATTTCCCTATGTCTCGCGATAATTCTTTGATAAAAGACTCAGGATCGGCCAAGAAAGTTTGCTCTGCTCTTGTATATAAGGTACTATCCTTTTTCAATGCCGATATTAAAACGTCATCAAAAAAATTTTTCATTCCCACTCTTTTTGATGTTGCCATTACTCGTTGAAGGATAGCAAATCTTTCGCCGTTAGGGCCTTCACTCAACTTTTGGTAAGAACGGTGATTTACCACTTTGTCCATTAACTCACGCCTTGCTCTGCCGACTTCAACAATGTAAGCATCGTACAAGTAGTCATCTCCGCCGGTTATGTCCAACAATGAAAAAGTAGTATACCCTGTTCTTATGATGGAATCTGGCTCGGGGCTGTTGACTCCATTTCGTATTAATTCCCTATTAGCTATGTCCCCTTTGCCTACAGTACCGGTTTTTATAGGAGAAATAGCAAAAGCAAAACCGCCCTGGTCGGGAACCTTAACGGTGCCGTCCCAATATCGACTAGGACGAAGAGTCTGAGACAGGAAAGGAGTATTGGCTCTTATTCTTTCGCCCGTTAATTCTTTCCACCCTTTTTTGATCATAGGGTCATCGCTAACTCTAGCAGCCACTGGATCCTGTATTTGTTCTGCTGTTCTAACGGCTGCTGAATATGGAACAAAAGAAGCGGCAAAGTTAGATTGGAAAGTACTCCATTTCTTCGGATTTTGTATCGCTTCATAGAAATCATAAACATTTGAAGTCCAGGCCGAATCCATGGCTGTCTCGGCCAGGGTCAACATAGCGTGAGCCATGTACTCTTTGGCCGCTTCTTCAGTCGGTGCGTATTTAGCCTTGTCTAATGCTTCGGCGACAAAAGCCATAGAAGTAGAAAATGGCTCCATCCTTTTAATTTGGTACCATTGTCCGTCTGGGCCTTTTATGGCATTGGGCTTCCATCCTTCTTTTTCCAGTTGGGACCGTTTGGCCGGGTCCTCTGGGCCGGATCCAGAAATCAAACCAGCTTCATACATTTGCCATAAGCCAATTGTCAATGAAGTACCAGTAGATATTTTAGCCAAAGCCATGTCTGCTTTTGCTCCTCCTTCCGTAACTTCACGCCATAAACGCGGCGAAACAGCTGCTAGAATTGATGTATCCATGCCATATTGGAGTAAATTAGCTGGTGTGTTTACAAAGGGAAGGATAAACTGCAGAGCAGGGACCTGACCCGTCATTGCCCTGGTATATTTGGCCATCATGCCCACTGCACCTTTAAGGTCTCCTTGGGTGAATGTTTTACGAGCTGCCTCTTGTATGGCCGCATCATAAATTTCATCTGAAGGGTTTTCGATTGCGTTATCTACGTACTCCAATAAATCCTTGCCTTTTAACCCCTTTAATCTTCCTTCTCTGGCGGATAGAGCATACAACTCGCTCGTAAAGACGATTCCACGCATAGCATCATCTTCAGCCTGCAGCAAACGAAATGAAATAGTAGAAGCGTCTGCAAGAACTTGACCCGTTTTACTGCCACCGGTCAAATCACTAGTTATTTGTTGTACAGCACCAGTGTGTTCGGCCTTATTGGCCGGACCAAATTTAGATTGACCCGATAAAAATGAATCTCTAAACATGCCAAATGAGGAACGAAATCCAACAAAAGCGCCAGCTTGTTGGTAAGCAATTTCTGACATAGTAACTCTGTCAGTGCTCCCTGTCACAGCCGTTCTTGCTTTGCCTATACCGGCAGCAATAGGGCGAAGAGCAAAATTTTCCCACATATTAGCAACAGCAACAGAAGATAAATTGACGGCGTGAGTGCCTAATCCAGATAAAATGTTGTTTTTCCAGAGTTCTACCGCTCCCCTGGTATACAAATTAAGTTTTTTATCCAGGACGTAACTCAAGGCTTTTATGCCGCCCTCGCCTTTCTCGGTTCTAGCAGCAAGATTTTTAGCTGAATTGATAATGCCGCCACCTTCAGGGTTTCCGCCAAAGATTTCTAATGATGCTTTCATTTCTCTTAGACTTTTATTACCTAAGGTCTTGGCTAGCATTTTTTGTTGATTTAGCGCTCTTGCTGTCTCTCGGGCATTGCCACGAGCCATACGATACAAAGATTCGAAAGCAGAAAAAGTCTGCTGATACTCAACCAATAATTCAGGGGTGTGGTCCCCGGCAGCAATTTTTTTGGCTAGATCAACTGATCGTTCGCCTGCGGTAGTTAACAAAGTCCTTAGTCCATATTGTTGCTTAGCTGTGAGTAAGCCGGTTTGTTTGCCTTTCAATACAGGAGCTAAATCCTTAAATACGTCACTGTCTTCAGCGATTTCTTCAAAGGTTTGTCTGGTCAGTTTCTCTTCTGCAGTACCGGCTATATCAACAAGGCGTTTTAAATCCTCGGTACTTTCAAGATTATTCATTATTTTGCCCAGGTTATCCTCATCGATAGGACGGCCAGAGTTTTTGGAATAGGTAAACCCTAATACAAGAGCTTCAGCCTGTTCCAATGAAATAGACTCCGGTGCTCCTACTTTACGGGCATGGGCTCCGGCTATTTCTTCTGAAGTTTTGCCGAACAACTTACCTAGCCCTTTGCTAAATCTGTTCCCTAATCCAGCTATTTGGGTAGGTTGAGGAGCAGATAAGTTAGGGTCCTGCTCTTCAACAGGAGGAGGCTTAATTTCTTCGGACAGATTCATGGAAGTTTTTCCGACTTTGAACTGAGATACGCCATCAAAAAATTGCTTTTCGTCTATCATTTGAATTTACCGTCCTTATCTCTTTCTTGTTTTTTAGCTCCTGTGGCCACGACCCCGGCAACAATAGGAGCACCGAAGCTGTACATCGCAGCGCCATCTTGTTTCCATTTAGTTTTGGTTTCGCTGTCGAAAACAATGCGATAAAACACATTATCCTCGAAAGGAACTTCTTTAGGGGCTAATTCTTTAGCCGCGTAATACATAAGATCATCAATTTCTTTAAAGGTGTGGATTACTTTATTGCCACTTTTAATCTCATGTCCAGATAGTGTTTCTATGTATTCTAGCTTATTTTTTAAAAGCCATGAATCAAAAGTATCCCAAAATTTTTCAGTTCCTATTTCGCCATTGTATTCGCCATGTAATCGGGTTTTCCCTTTAAATTCATCAGGCACAAATTCCTCAACCTTAAACCCATGACGTTTGGCTATTTTAGGCAGCTCCTTTTCATAAAATTCAGCAATTCTTTTTGTGCTTTTGCCCATTTCGCCGCTTAACTCGCCCCATTTTTCAATAGTATTAACTTGATGATAACTTTTAGGCCAAGCTAAGAACCCTGAATCATTATTCATTGCATCCATTACAGCGGAACGGAATAACAACTCATTACTGGATTTATTGTCGCGAAACGGAGTAAATGGAGTACTGCCCATGTTACCGGCATGAGAATCAATAACTTTTTCTAAATCAGCCACAGCTTTCATTTCATTGGCTAATAATTTGTCTAATTTAGCTCTTTCTGATTCATTAACAATATTCATTACTTGAAATTCATAATTCTTTGATTGAGGGTTCAAGTTATATTTATTACCTATTTCAATTATGTTACTTTCCCACTCACTTTGAGACTTAGAAACAGCCGCTTGAGCATTACTTATGGCTTTGTTTTTTTGTCCTTTTTTAACCGACTTAGCGACATTAGATTTAGGAAATGTTGTATTTCTTGGGACTTTTCTTATATCGCTTTGCCCTTCGAGCAACATAGTTCCCTTGGTTCCGCCATGAGAAGTATCAGACATACGAAGATGACCAACCGCAGCTTGCCCTTCTTTAGTAGCACCGGACCCGCCAAAATGGCCAGGGGGACCTTCATATGTTCCAGTTTTATCTATATTTATTACTAATTCTCTATATCCTTTAGTGTCAGCAGATAGGACCATATCATCAAACCTATTTTCTGCTACAGGAGTGATGGATGGAACTGGACGGTTAGTGTCCACAATAGCCCTGACCTCATCAATAGACACATTATCAGCGCTAATGGCATTAAGACCGGACCAGTCAATTTCTTGTTGTTTGATTTTTCCCTCATTTACCCATAAAGTTAGCTTATTTTTAAGCTTCTTAGTGGATATGTTTTTGCCTTTGATTCCTTTATCAAGTTCTTCAATAAGTTTGCTTTTGAACTCAACAGTGGCAGGAGTAAACTTTCTAGTCCCTCCTAGGGTTATGGCTCCTGTTTGTTTACTAAGACCCATGCCACTTGGAGACGGTGCCATATTGTTAATTAGTCCTTTAGTAGCTTTCTTAACAGTGTCACCGCCAAATTTTCTAAGCGCTGGGTCTGCTATAGTTGCAGGTATTAAACCGGCTGCGACATTAACCCCTGCTGCTATGGTAGCGGCCTTACCGACTTTTCCTGTATCAAGTTCTTCTCTTTCACCCGCAGTTCCCTCGACAGTCTGACGACTAGTTTCATCGATAGCTCCAATAGTGGCCCCTATAGATGATTCCATTGCTGTCACGGTTAGTACTTTAGCTACCGTTTTTTTGATTTGATTTTTTATGGCTGCGCCTGTTAATCTGCTAACAATTATTCCACCGCCGACAGTGAGATAAGTAGTGACATCTCCAAATGCTCCTCCTATTCCTCGTCCAACAGAAGCCATTGAAACATCGGTGGCATCATTTTGGTCCATCATAAATAAAAATGCTTGAGCTAGTTCTTTATCACCTGAGTTGACTATTTCATCCGTCATAAACATCATCATTGGAAGATTCCAATTGAATTGAGACATAGTAGTCAAATTAAAGTCATGAATTTCTTCATCAGACATTCCTTCAGAACTGCCTGGATTAAAATAGTCAACAAATTTTCTGCCTGAGCTTATCCAAACAGGGTTAGATACTAATTCTGTTTCGTCTATATCTACTTCTATCCCTTGGCTACGATAAGGAACTTCAGTCTTTTCGCCTTCTTCAGGTGTCATGTACCTTTTACCAAAAGTTTTCACATCTTCTAGTACTCTTTCTGCTTGTACTTTACTGTCCCAGGCCACGGCTCGTTGCTGGTCGGACCAAGGACCTGGAGTAGCCAACAAAAAATCGTCATACGTGCCATCGATTCCTTTAGCGATTTTAGTCAAAGATAGCATGTCCTCATGAGGAGTTCCAGTTTTAGTATTAAGTTTAGATTGTTGAAGTTCTGATAATCCCTCCTTAATATAACCTTCTTCATCGGGATATTCGCTTTTAAACCGTTGACCAGTAACAAAGTCATAACCAGCTAATTCAGCTACTCCAGGTTTTATGTTCTTGTTGCTTAAATCAATGCCCCCGTTTTCATCTGGTTTAAGAGAGTTACCATCATTGAATTCTTTTTCATAGTCATAGTCTTCAGGAGGAATGCCAGCACTGTTTAAATCTGTGCCTTGAAAAGCAGATTGAAATTTACCATTTTGACGTTTTTCTTCTTCAAGTTTTTCTTGATTTCGAATGTCTTGAAGCGCAGATGCACCTTCGCTATTTTCAACGTCTTGGTTTGCTTTTTGTTCAGCTAATTGCTCAGTAAGGTCCATTAGTTTTCGCTCTTAGGTTTATTTAGCATTTGCATTCTTTCTACTTTCTTGCGTTGAAGTTCGTAGATATCTTTCATAGCCTTATTGCCATCCTCTTGCGTCATAGAACCGGCTTTGATACGGTCATTTATACTTTGTGCTGTTTTTTGTATATCTATGCCGCCTGGAGAATTAAAGTCCCTTATGATAAATTTATCAAGACGATTCTCTATCATGGTTTGTTCATTTTCTTCAATGGAAGCAGTTAAATATTTTAACCCATTTTGTTCCCACCATTGATCAGGATTAAATGCCGGACCCCCAGCCCTGGCAGCTCTGAGCATGTCTGATTCGGCTTTAGTAGCATTTATAGTATCAGCTCCCGCCCCAAAAAATCTAGTCATCATGTCCTTAGATCCCCCTGTTAGGGTGGACCATATAAAGTCTGACATCCTTTTTACTTCTGGATTGTCATATGCAAACGACTGTGATTTGTTAATATCTCCCCATAATTTAGAAAAATCTGCAGGAGAAATTTTACTAACGCTTACTTGTTCTCCAGTGAATGGATTAATGCCCGCTGCGGACAATAACTGATTGACAGCCGTTTCCCTCCGCTGATTGACAGTTGTTCCTTCCCTAGGCAAAGATAAAGATCTAACCATAGCAGTAAGATTCATATGTATTTTAGGATCAGTTACTATGCCTTTAGTGGCCATCATTCTATTTAATGTTATTAAAGCTTTTCCATCAGCAGGCTCCATGTTCAATGCTTTATTGCTAACAGCTCCCCACTCCATGGGTTCCCCACTTTCTATGATATCAGTAGACGTAACAACAAATTCATCATAACTTTCTTGTTTTCTAGCTTCTTTCTCCATTTTTTCCATTTCTTTGTTTAGAGATTTTATTTTGCTATCATAGTTCTTATAGATAGAGTTTTTGCTAGACGGTTTTAATCTAGTGTCTGCTAGAGCTGAATTCAGAAAAACTTGTAAAGTATTAGGGTCGCCTATGTTATTTAAGTTATTTAAATATTGACTAGTGGCTATTTTATCTGGCATGTCTTTTGTTTTAGAATAATACTTTTCGTTACTCCAAACACCGGATGCTAGAGCGGTTTCTGATATAATATTAGCTGCTTCAGTGTTGCCAGCAGCCACGGCAGAATCAAAATTAGATTCCACGGCTATAGAGCGAGAGCTTAATGCCTCTCGCATTGAGTTGGCCACTACCACAGAAATTCCTTCTTTGTACATTTGGCCGTACATTTTAGCGATTACATCGCGTCCTTTTTTAGTAGTAAGCCCAGAATGTACATTATATAGTTCAGAAGATAACTTTTGGTATACTTTACTACTAACAAGGTAAGCGGGTACTTCAGAAATTTTATCTGCTCCATACCGGTTATCGTATTTAATACCAAGACTATCTAACTCCTCAGTAGTGTATGATTTACGGTTTTTGGCTGAAGCATTAAGATCGGCCATCTCTGTTTGAAATTTAGCTGCAGCCGCAGCAACGTCATTCATTTCTATCTTTTCAATGGTTTTCCCTAGATTACCCAAAGCTGCAGCCTGAGCATTAGCAACAGCTATAGGAGCAGATACGCTTTCTCTCCCTAAAGATCGAACTTGAGTATTATATTCAATTCCAGGTAATTTCATTATCCCATCCCTGAGTAATCAATACTAGCTAAAGTGCCCCAGGCCTTGGCCGTGGCTGCTTGTCGTTGATAACTTCCCTCTCTTCGTCGGATATCAGCTGCGGACGCACCAGATTTTTTAATCCAGTCTAACTCATCTGAAAAATTCTTTTGCATCTCAGACATATAAGCTTGAACAGTGCCTGAGTCGGCATCGATGCCAGAAGCTGCAGATCTAGCTCTGGTTTCTCCAAGTATTCTATCTTGTTGGAGTTTTAATTTACGAGCCGCTTCAGTAGCTTCTTCCTCTTCCCTTTTAGCATTGGCATCGGCGATTCCATCTGCTTTTTTACCTGCACTGTATTGCTGTGCAGCGGCTATTGCAAGTACTACGTATGCCATTTTAACCTCCTAAAACTTTTAAATAGACGGTTTCTTCTGGCTCATAATTACGTCTAGTTAATAAAACAGAATAATCACGCTTATCCTTAACTGCCATAGTTACATGATCAACGCCTTCACATTTTAATATATCTTCCAAAAAGTCAATAAACTTTCCTGCTATATTCTCTGCTCTATGCTCAGGCAGTATAAATATAGAATCTTGAGAAGCTACTAAAATCTCCATGTGATGCATATGAGGAGATATAATATACGAACTATACCCAATTAATTCTTTATCTTTTCTCACAGTGAAAATACGCAATATGCCCATATTTTCAAAATTAAAATAAGAAGACCAATTGATATTCAAATCAAAATCTCTACCTATTTCATCCCATTGAAGTTTCAATAGATTAGAGATTTCTACGGCTAACTCATCGTCTAAATGTTCCATGTCAAATTTCATAATTTATTCTTCGCTATGCTACCGTGTACAGACAATACTTTCAAGGGTAATGGGAGGTCTTGTTTAATGCTCACTGTAGCTTTTTTGTCCCACCCTAATCCAGTATACTCTCTTATTCCAGTTACCAATGGTTCAGGAGTTCCCATTGGAGTCGATGGACTTCTATCGTCTCCCCTGTCGCCATTAACAAGTGGAATACCAGACTCTAACAAATTAATACCTATTTCATTTCTTCGTTTAATATGGGATACCCCACTGCCAGCTGGGGAACCGCCATCAACAGGTAATAATTCTAATTCAGATATAAATTGTAATCCGGCTGTTATTTTATTAAATGACTTGGTTAAATATATTCTACCAGTTGACCCGTCCCCCGCTCCTATGGAAGATTCAGCTCCTACAACCCTATCAGGGTGAACTGAACCATCAGCTAAAATTTGAACTGTCATTCCTTCTAAATGATCAAATCCTTCTACGTAATATAGTCCACCTGATTCAGTCACTGTAAATGATTCTGCCCAAGAATCTAATTTATAATCAAAATTAAAATATCCTATTTCAATATTTCCATCGGTTCTTTCTGTGGCTAATATCAATACGTTTCTTATCCCGTCAAAACCAGAAGTAGTAGACAAAACTTTGCCGTATGTACTATGCCTATGGAACCCTATTATATCATAAGACCTTTCATAAGTCATGCAACAAAGAGTACCATCTTTTAGAGTCGCCCATAAAAAGTTGTTTGGGTTCTGACACCAAGTTAAATCTTTAATTAGTCCCTTAGTTATGTGCTCACTAGGGAAGGTTAAATCTTTAGACAACCAATTGTCATTATCCCTATTATAATTAATTGCTCTTATCTTTCTGGCGTCTGGACTGACATATACTACTTGATCACCTATTTTAGCCGGTTGTATAGACGCTGATCCATACTCAGATTGTTGATTAACTTCAATGTCTCCTGGTTTTATTAAACCGGATTCAGCAGTAACAATATACTCAGCATTCCCAGTGCCAATTATCAAATTTTTAGTAGATTCCATCCACTCTATCTGACCAAATCTCTCAATAGAATGATTCAAAGCATCGTCAGCTAAAGTTCCAATGGTAAAATTTTCTGGATCATTAGATTTAGATCCCAAGAAAGTTTCTTTTTGATCAGGGGCTCCTCCTAGCCATAATCTGCCTTGGTAATAAGTTCCTGCTGAAGGCCAATTAGTTCCAGTCCAGTTGGCCGGGGGGGCAGTAAACGAAACAGGAGTTAAAATAAAAACGCCTGTAGAAATTTCCCACGTAAGAACACATCTGCCTGACCCACCGGCCCCGCCTGAATCAAGCCCCATTCCTTCATCATCTGGCCCTCTAGCCCCGGCTCCGCCCCCGCCAGAATTAGGAGCTGCTGATCCGGATAAACCAGAACCACCTTCTCCGTATCCGCCAGCACCGCCGCCACCGCCGGGGTTTCCGATACCGCCTGAGCCACTTCCGCCTGAAAAAGATTCACTACCACACACAGCAGAACAAGAATCACCTTTAAATCCTCCTGAAGCACCTCCATTTCCTCCTCCTTCGCTGCCATTCCCTGCTAAGGCAATACTACCAGTTTTTCCTCCAGCAGCAGTAATAGTCCCGACACTAGGAACCACTAAAGTAGTGTCTCCTCCATCAGAACCAGCAGCAGTAGTGACTGCTGGGCCTCCTGCGCCAATAGTTATAGTTAAAACTTCAGATGGAACAACAGAAACAATCCCTTTTACTACGCCAGAACCACCACCCCCACCGCCGCCTGGGGAACCATTAGCAGTACTAGAATTGCCTCCGCTTCCTCCTCCTCCGCACATACAATAAGCAATATCATTAACGCCCGTTGAAGGGACATTAAAAGTACCACTAGACAAAAATTCTTGAGAATTTCCTTCCGCAGTGTTATCGGTTAGTTTATAAGGTTGAACGTTCGGATGCAAAAAATAAATATCACTGCCATCAGGCAACGGAACAATTTGAACATCATCGATTTGGTCTTCCGTCCAGGGAGAAACAAAAACTTCTTGAACAGGATTAAAAATATTCCTTATTAAAATTAATTGTAAGTCCAATAGTATAATAGTAAAAAAAGTACTAGAAGTTCTAGGCAAAGTTTCTACTCTAGCATTAGTGCCGCTAAGCTCTAAAACGCGTTTAATCCCCTCTCTACTAATAGATGGACCACGAGAATCAGCATACATATTCAACATGGTTTCAACGCCAGCTGCATATATCTCAAGGTCTGTTCTTCCTCCCATTAAAGGGCTAAGTTCTCCTTGAGAGAAATTTGTTTGATTAGGATAAGTTTTCATTATCTTACTCGGGTTAGATTCCTTGCTCTAATTCTGTCCGAACGGCCCTGAGAAGCATCTCTATTAGAAGCAATATTGATCTTTTTGTCGTACAGCGCCCACATTCTTTCGGTTGTTGAATTAGACTCCGTGATAGGAGGCGATAATTCTGCTGCAATACGAGCAGCCAAAGCTTGTACAAATAAATTAGAAAATTTACTCGGGTCAATAATTTGGACTATGCATTTACAATAAACAGTGGCAGCATCAGCCATAACAAAGTCTTCTTCCTTTCTCCAGTCAAAATCATTAGACCCGTTTTTATATGAAGCATTATCACTTGCTTCAACTACCAACAACACATCGGATGGAAGTTGAAATTTATATCCGTATCCATACTCTGGTAAAGCAGCCAGTGGAGGACTCAATTTAACCCGACGAGTAGCAAAAGACCAATTAGCTTCTTCTAAAACAACATCTCTAAGACTGTCGTAATTATCTTTGCATAAGTTAGCATTAACGGTGCCGTCGTTTAAACTAGTAATTCTGTTAGCACCTAGCCAACTCAACGCCTGATTACAAATTGAGACTTCACTGGCCATTTTTTATTCCTCGTATTCCTCTACTTTAGCTTCAAGTTCAGCAATCTTATCATGGAGATGTTTAGTCTCCGCTGTAACTGGAGCATCTGTAGGCTTAAAATCTGGGTCATTGAGTGCCATAAAAGTACGAACAATAGAATGATGAACACCTGATTCAGATTGAATTTCATGTTCATTATATCCTTGACTTTGAAGGGATTTAATAAGGACTTGATCAGTATTATTCGCCCCCATTTTAATCACTCCATAGATTTTTGAAGATTTCGGCTTTTGTAAATTTAAATGTTCTTCGTTCATTTTATTTCTCCTATTATATTAAAGGTGCTCCAAGAAGCCACCACTCAGATCTCATGTCGTTATTAGTCCCAGATAAACCAAGACCTAATAAAAATTCTCTCCACATATCGCTTTTTGCCGATGAAACAACTCCCCTGGCGATTAAAAATTCATTTTCAGCATCTATCAAATTGTTAGAAACAGCACCATTAGTTTGATAGAAAGATAACAACCCATCATTAACGGTAGGTCCTCCTGTTAAAAACAAAATAGCATCTCTCATTGTTACAACTCCTGCAGGTAACACTGGAGGGAAACCTGATATAGTAATTGGATACGGTATCGCCCCTGATATAGAAGGATGAATAGGGCCTGGGTTGTCAACATAATCCATCGCAGTAGCAGCTATGTTTATTGGATACCCTATGTCTCCTGATATGCTTTCGCCAGCCGGGGCAGGAGTAAATGTCATCGCAGTAGCAGCTACATTCATAACAAGAGTTAAATCAGCAATAATACTATATGCAGCTATTGAATTATCTACATATGTCATCGCAGTAGCAGCTACATTTATAGGATACTCAGTTGAACCGGATATAGAGTAACTGGCTGATCCTGATATATTGTCAGTCCAATCATCAAATTCTGAGTCTGTTGGAATTCCAGTGGCAATACAGCCTATTCCTGGAACTCCATCAGTGAAAACAGAAGTTGTATCAGTGTAAGTAACTGTACTTACAGTGTCAACATATGCAACTAAATCTACATTAGCTCCATTATCTCTAGCTGTAATGCCAATAGTATGATCATTAATTATCGGGTAAGTAAGACCCAATGTTTGAGCTAACCAAGTACCATCCTTTTCTACTTTAAGCCCAATATAATTAGTAGCATCAAATGAATGCCAAGAAGCTGTATACCCTCTACCATTCCCTGTGCCTATGCTTCGAACCGATACAAATCTTTTAGTTTCGGCTGCTGCTCCGTAAGGAAACAATGCATAAGAATCTTGATCTGCGGGCTGTCCATTACTATACCCGGCTCCTGCTCCATTCCCCCAAGTAGGAGGCCTTGCCCTGTTTGACTGAATAGTTAAATCAGCCGCCGCATAAGCCGCATCTTGATCCGCCCAATTGGCATCATGGGAGGGTAAAGTAGTGCCATCTGAATTAGTAAAAGAATCAGAGGACATAGCGCTATCCTATTTCTTCGGGTTTTGACATAACTTCCCCCAAATCTTTATTTTGATTGGTGAGCCATTTAATAATACGTCTTTCTATTTGTTTTTTTGGAGTATTAATGTCCAATCCATTAATTTCTACCCCTAAAGATTGTAATTTATCTATGTTGTTTATTATTGTTTGTCTGTCTAAATAAATTACGTTTTGAGTATCTAATTCAGTAAAATCATCAGCTTCTATCCTTACTATATAATGATTAGCCAACCATTGTCTATCATTGCCTCTCAGTGTTGGTATTTCAGCAGGAGGAATTCCCTGGCAAGAAAGACAACCGGGCAAATTAGAAATAATATCTAAAAAATCAGGTTTGACGCCATCGTCCGACCTAGGTAAATCAATAATATTTCTAACAGCGGGGATTAAATAATATCTTATCATAGTCTATTGCCTTCGTCTTCTAAACGAACCCTGGTCGTATATATTTCTTCCCATATAGACATAAGTTTTTTGTGGGTCTCATCGGAAATGGCACCCTCAAGACTTTTATCAAAATCTTGTCCATCTTTATTTTGAATATACAAACTTAAAGAAACATATTTCATTGTACAACCACTCCTGTCGGTGCATTAGGGGTATTAGAAACGGGATAAGTAGGAGTCCCAGCATAGTTAATATTGGCATCATTCCCTGTTACATCATTAGTATTAAAAGAATCATGTACACGCCAAGCGGGGGCATGAGTCTGTATTCTAACCGTATCGCCTACAGCAGTTAATATATCATCATTAAATTCAATGTCATCGATATCTAACGTGTTAGCGTTCATATTAATACAGTATCCGGCCACAGCATTCATGGTATTGCCCCACGTACGTCCACCATATCCTTGAGATATCTCATCGCCATAAATTTCAAAACAAATATTTCTAGAAGTCATGTTATTTTTATATAGGTACAAACCATAAGAAGCACCTATTTGATCCGAACCGCCCCAGGCATGACATACTGAATAAATATCAGCATCAGCATCAATAGTATTATAACCAACTACTTGATTATTTCCGCCATAACGAAGACGAATCGCCCTTGATATTCCTACGCCTGCAACTGATTGATTTAAAACAAAATTATTGTAATGTAACCACCAATTAGCCGACCCGCCATCCTGGTTACAAATCCGAGTATTTACTCCATTCACTACCACGGTATTATTATGAATAAATTGATAATCAGTAGACCAGCCTTGCACTAAGAAAGGCTTCACGCAATTGGAGTTAATCGTTAACGTATTCCCATAAGTCTCAGCATAGTCACAAAAATGAACCAATCCTACGTACCATGAAGCATTGTCCATAGTAATATTGTTATTATAAATTCGTACACGATTAGCAATAGAATTAGCTGTGCCGAAAACAAGCGATTGATTTGCAGAGCCATTCGCAAAAGTTCCAGTATTATCGTAAATTCGGATTCCATTTAGGTTAGTGGCTGCGTATACCCCTCGAGCGTAATTGCCATCTAGATCAAAATCACAATCATGTACTTTGGACCCGGCACCAAACGTACCAGAAGTATAAACAGGACACCCGCCTGAATTAGCACTATGTGTACCGGTGCCCAAAATGAAATTAAAACCGTAAACATCAACAACGGAACCAGAAGCCACATTGATAGCTTGTCCATTGCCGCCATTGGCATAGGTGAAGTTTATTCCAGCCTCGCCGTCGCCCCAGCTTCGATTACTGCCGTATATCTTAACATCCGTTAAACCACCATTGACCGTGATTGCCGCGCCTGAACCATATGTAACACTTTCAGATAACCGATAATTCCCATTTGAAGAAATAGTATATGGTAGGTCTGCCGAACCTATATCGGTCCAAGTTGGTTCAGAAGGAGTAACAGGAATAGAAGCAACTGCATTGACTTCTGTGGCATAAGCTGATTCGTTCCCGTCATCATCGATCGTTACAGGGGAACAATAATACGTAACGCCGTCAAGTAAACCAGTTAAAATACATTCAGTATCTAACTCATTGCCTGAAACGGCGGTTAAATCTAGCGAATCAGTATATACTCCCGTTTCTGTGCCATAATATACTTTATATCCTTTAATGTCTGCTAATATCGAAGCATCAGTATTGGCGACAGCAGGGTCCCACTCTAAAGAAAGTTGAGCAGGACCAGCTGCTGGAGGATTATATCCGCTAATGACTTCGAAAGGAGGAGTCATTATTTAAGCCGGGGTATTGGCTAAATCGATCGTATAAGTATCGTTTTCTGCAATAGTATACGGTCCGCTTGCATCCACTTCAATGCCAATTAGTCGTTGAGTTCCACCGGCTGCTTTTGTAGAGATAAAATAGCCTTGTATAGAACCTGTCCACCCGCCAGCACCGCCAGTAAATACTTGACTAGTATATGTAAATGTAGAACTGGCTACTGCCCAAGTGGCATCGACTAAATCTATTCGAGCATAACCAGTTCCTGTAGGTTCGGTGATTGTTGCTTCAGTAATTGTTTCACCTGGAGCAACATTAGTGAACAAGCCAAGTTCTAAGTTAGCATCTCTATCAGTAAGAATCCGTTTAAAAATAATATTGCCAACAAGAACTTCACCTTCATCAGGCACAAAACCAACTTCTTGCCATATCTTGGTTTTAAGTTCTTCAAGAACTTTAGACGGGTTACTGCGTCGCGCTATTGTATCATGTAAGGCTTTTTGAATTACACCGCCATAAACAAAGACAAAGGCTGAACCCCACGAAATTCCAATGGCACGTAAAGACAGGAAGAATAGTCCTTTTGCAAGTTTCGACACCGACAACACTTTAGCCGTATCTATATGACTTCCAATTACAATAGAATTCATTTCAATTCCTCCATAGTGCACTCAATATGGGAAGTTTTCGGGTTAACTTCACCTACGAGTTTATTGCTTGTCTTGACCACGTAACCGAGTTGTGCTTGTTTTTTAATGTGACTATTCATATCCTCATAGTCATCATCTACTTCACCTCGAAGACGCATAATTTTGGAGTTTTTGGCTATATTCATGTATACAAACATATTAGCCTCCTATGATAATTTACTGACTTGTTCACGAAGAGCATCACGTAGACGCTCTAGAACAGAATCAATAGAATGCAATGGAACAGCAGAATCGATTACGATAGCTACTTCACCCGCCAACACGGAAGCGTTAATAGTTTCCGTCCCGACTAGATCCGATACTACAAACCCACCTTTTGTTTCACTGACTGTTCCTGCAATTGCTTTTGCTGCCATTTTGTATTACCTCTCAAAAAGCTCCCCGGTATTAACCGGGGAGAAAGCCGTGAATTATAGAGAATTCAACAAATGCCAATGAACAATATGCTCATCTTCAACTCGAACTGCACCGAGTGTCATATAAGCATAAATGCGCCATGCAAAGCTGATGCTTGGGTCTTCAGCCACGCGGGTGGTGATATCCCGGTTCATCTGCAAGCCAAGAGCTTTCTTGGTCATAGCTAGGCAAGAAATTTCGCCTGCGCCTGGAGCCAGTAATCGAGTAGAAACAATCCAATGGAAACCCATCCAATTTTCTACAAAACCTTTAGTGGCCAACGCTTTTACGTTCATATAATCACTAGAAGTATATTCTGTGAGTTGTTGCATTTTACGAAGTTGTTTAGGACCAATGATCATGTATTTCATTTCATCAGGATCAATGTCGTTTTCCATGAATTTCTCGAAAACTTCAGTTACGCCATCAAAAGTGAAAACACCAGTACCATCGCCAACTACCTGACCCGCAGGAAAAGCGACTGTAGTACCGTCGCCAATAGTAGCAGCGCCAGTAGCAGCAGCAAAAATAACATCATCGATTTGACGACGCATTGCCATGCCAACAGACTGAACAATGTTGGAATTTGGGTCTACTAACATTTGAACTGGGTCTTCCTGTTCAGAAGTATCACCAATATCATATGTTGCAGCTATTGAAACCCGGCGTGTCCAATCTGAATCATTGGTAGGTGTAGCTTGACGGGTGCTTGACTTTAATTGAGCGGCATTGGCTCCAATGCGTTCCCAATTATGCTTCTCGGAAGAAACTGGTTTCTCTGAAACACACATACGTGCACGAGCCATTGATTGTTGGGCAAGGTGACGGACGTTGTTTTCAAAGGATTGTACATATACATTATCAATATTAATTGCCATTGAAATATTCCTCTGTAATGATTAAAAATTACATCATCTAGGAGTAGCCCAACACCCGTTGGATTCCAATGGCACTTTGAAGATCGATTAACGGTAGCCTTCGTCGTGCCGCGATATGTGTTCTAGTATAAAAAGTATAGCACATCCGTGTGCCCGTGTCAAGTATATAAAATCATTGGGTAAACGACATACCTTTTCGGAGGTCATTTACATCTTTAGATGAACCAGGATTTTTAGCGGCTACTAAATCGACCATACGTTTCATGGCCGCTGGGTCGCCTTTATGGAATGGGTGGTCCTTATTGGCATATATCTCATCGATTTTATCTTGTGCTTCTTGGGGGGTCAATGCAGCGCCATTATTAGAAAGGTCGCTATTGCCTAAATTGGTCCCTTCCTGGCCAATAGAAACTGCAAGACTATGTGCCCATTTAATTATATCAGCCGGAAGTTGGTTATTTTTCATTGCCTCGATCAAATGATCGGGAGCTTTGGTTTTTTCCATCAAACCAAGAGCTTGACCTAGCCTGTCATCAGTAGCGGCTCCCCATTCTTGCTTTAGACTTTCCATCTCAGCTTTTTGAGATTCTAAAGTAGACGTAGCGGTAGAAATATCTTGGGTAATTACTTCAGACATTATCTTATCGAATTGCCCTTTAGTAAGACCGGCCTTATGAGCAATTTCTCTAAAAAAGTCCAATCTTTCTGAATCTTGGTTAACCCCTTCTGGCAAGTCTTTAATTTCAGGGACCCCGTATCCGTCAGATTTATCGGGCATCCCCATAGTTCGATAGAAATCTCGACTCTGCTCAGGATTATCGAGGTCTGGCCGCAACATAACATTGGGAGCTTTTTCGATAAGTTTCTCGACAAATTGTTGACGTTGTTCATCTCCCGCATCCTCCCCTGGAATAGAAATAGAATTGCCTTGATATGATTTCATATCAACAAATGCTTTAGCCACTTGACTGATGTCTTCAAAATTAGCTAAAGCTGGACTAGCTTTAATTTCGTCAGGTAATCCATCGCGCCAATTCGATGCTTCACCAGCACCGCCACCAGCAGCTCCATCGCCACCGGCTTCATCAAAATATTTACGGCTTATATTTCTAAATTTCATTTTTATTCTCCTGTGAATTCAATTTGGCTTTTAACATACCGCACTAAATCACGTTGTGCGGCTCTATTCTGCGTAACAGTTGGATCTGAACTAGCAATCATATCTATATCGTAATAATGTTTTTCCAATAAAGCTAGACATTTTTTGCCGTCTTCAGTCCCGAAAGCATCTTTCCATTCTTGTGCCTCCTTTAACAAGGCCAAATTGGTTTGGGCCATTAACTGCTCTCTTTTTTTAGTTCTATCCTGCATTTACGTCTCCCAATGTAGGCATTGCTTGTGAAAGGGCCACAACTCCTTCCCCTTGTGACTTCATTGCTTCTCCTTCTTCTTGAGCCATAGCAGCTTCCTGCATTTTTTGTTCCATTTCTGCTCTTTGCTTCCTTGTTTTTGTTACTTCCTCATCGGAATTAAGATATTTGGCTGGTAATCCAGACATTTTAGCTGTATCGCGGCCAATCATATCGATATCAGGCAAATCTTTCAATTGAGGGAACACTTCCATTAGACCAGCAATAGCACCAATCCAAGAGTGAGTAGCTTGGACTACTTCTTGTCGTTGCGCTCTTGGTAATGGACCTACATATTCTACATCAAGTTCGCCTTGTGCTTCTTTCACTGATTCTGGTATATCAGGGAGTTGACCAGCACGAAGCATGATTCTAAATGTGCGATTAATAAGTGGGTCTAGATAATCCGCTTGTAATCGGCCAAGAGTAGGACCTAGTAGCCGCTGCATTAATTCATATCGAACATTAACCTCAGTTGCTGTCATAGCCGGTGATTCTTTCATTTGAAGTTGGTCAACACGGAATGCTCTATTAATTGACTCTTGCAATCTATCAATTTTGACTTCACCAACATCAAATCTAGCTCCGGATTCATAAGCTCTGATTTCATCTAAATCTTTAACTACCGTTAATCCACCGCGTCCTATGTCAAGGTCCGTCATAAGGTTACGTGCAGTAGTTAAAGTAGCCGGGTCAACAACTTTGCCTAAAGCTTCGAGAGTTTCCTCGATAAGAGCATTAAGGGTAAGAATATCGGAAAGACAAATATGGGCAGGACTATAGCCCCACTGACTACCGGACGTCTTTCTCCAGCGACCAATAAATGCTGGCATTTCATAATAGCCGCCCTCTGGCCCTAATTGAGAACCGTCTTCATGCAATACCCATTTCCACCCATATGGGCGCTCTGTGGCGGATAAAACTATGTTTGATTCTTTATTGGCTTTCTTGTCGTTTCTTTCGTACACAATAAAAATACAAGTGAATCGAGTGTTATTGCTGTCGTTACCCTCGGCTTTTAGCCTGATATGCTCTGGAGTATGTTCTCCAAATTTGTCAATAATTTGTAGCGGAGTCCATTGGTATTGGCGATAAAATCTCAATACTTGGTTTTTATGGTCCATCTCAAAATAACAGTCACGCATTGGTGCCGCCTGGAAATCAAGACCTTTCCAATCTTTAGGGTCTTCTGACTCGGCTTCTTCAAAAAGAATTGAAGTCCCATATGAAGTCAAGTCTAGATAAAATTCAGCTGACTCTAGGTTAAAATTAGAATCGATAAGAGCTTGGTACATACGGTTACCGCACTCTTCTATCCATTCCATTGCAATTTGGTCTTCATTTAACTCTTCTTGACGAAATCCCAACGCGAACCATTTAGTAGAAGGAGAAGTTAATGACCCTTGCAGCGAAGATGAAAGAGTTTCATTGGCATCAATAGCAGTAGAGTCAAAAATATCGCGACGTCTCCAATCTATTTCACCTTCGTCATTTTGTGGCTGAAAGAATTCCCCACGGTGGGGGACCACAAATCGTTCAATGATCTGTAGTGTGTCATCTAGTATTTTGCGTTGACTAACAAGCGCATCAAATCTTTTCTTTAGTATAATAGAATCCATTATCTACCTCTAGCAATGCTTGGGGTTCGAGTTCTTGAACGTCTGGTCGAGCCACTGGCTGTCCTGACGGCTGGTATTACTTTGTGTCTACTTACACTGCCCATATTATAATTATCTGGCCATGCAATGGACATAATTCTCATTGAATCTGCTCCGTGAGAGGCCCAATCGTGCATCGGTCTGTCCATGAAGACCCTAAGCTTATCGTTGTACTCCCGCCTGTAGTTGTAAAGCGCATCTGTACCTTTACTTGTGTTAACATTGTTGAATCTAAGCCTTGGAATAAATGACTTAACCGAATCAATTCCCGCTCTAAGCCCGATATCTGGACAGGGCTCAAAATCAACTCCGTGGGCAGCAGCTGTTTTAAGATAACTTTGGCCATTGGAATAGTCACGGCGTTTAATATCGTGTGGGGCGGAATGGATACCGTACGAATACGGTAATTGGTTGATTCTCGAACACCATTCGATGAGCGGAACATTACTCTCCTCCATGTAATCTATAACATTTATGGCGTCGCCATCGTGAGATTCTTGTCCAAACCAAATAGAAGTCGCGTCCCTTAGCCCTAAATCCCAGAAGGTATGCACTGGTTTTCTTGGGTCCCAGGGGTAATCGCCAAATTTGGCTCTTCCCATTTCGTTAGAGTAATATGCGCCAAATAAACCGGCATCAAAACTACAGTAATATTCCTGTTTGGCTAGTAACGGGTCCATGCCCGCGTCTATTTCTGCCTCATAAGCTTCCTTGGAAACGACCGGTGTGCCATCTTGTCTTTCGGTATCGTCAATTGTGAGTAATTCCGCAAACCAATCTGGGTTCTGTCTGGCCATTTCATATAATTCATAGCCGTGGTTCTTGCCCCGAGGAGTGTAGATGAAGATTGCCCATCCTCCATTTTCCGCCAAGATAGGTCGTATGAAATCCCAGGCTCTGGGGTCTGCGATGCTGTATTCCGAAAAAACAACTCCGAACGGGTTTGAGCCAACAAGACGATCATAATTGTCTGAACCAACAACTTGCCAAATACTACCATTTTTAAGCTCGATTTTCATTTCAGTGTTATTGATGTTGGCCCTCAATTCTTGGGGCCAAACTTGATCAATAGTGCGAACACCGGTTCTAGGGTCAATGGCATCCCACACAACGTGACGCCCCTGGATCGCAGTGGGTAGCATATGCCAGTAAGTGGCAACCGTCTGGTGTGCCGCCACTGCAGTAAAATTAAGTGAAGAAGCATCCTTCCCGGCACGACGGTGCCAAACGCATACAGCACGTTTTTTGCCGTCTGCCATCATGGCCTTACCAAAATTCGTCTGGTGAGGCCGTACAGTCCAATTATTAGGAAGGATTATATCAGACAATTACCAATCCTCATCTAAATCGACTTGTTTCTTTTTGATTTTGGCTTCTCTGTGTTTTCCGACAGCCCTATCTAAACCCCAGGCCGGGAACGCACCATATAAGATAGTTTCTGCTGTAGCCGATAATTCAATTCCATTAGTTTCAGCATAAATAGCAAAGGCTGTCATAAGAGCAGTTCCTACTGGACGGAACAGGCCTTTAACGATTTGTTCACCCGCATAGGATAATTTCACTAATGCATCAATCCATGGGTATGTTTTAGTGGCTAACATAGTTTCCATGAATTTCTGGCCGATGTCTAGGGTTTTGAAAGCAAATTCTGTTTTTTTGTCTTTATCCTCGATAAGTTTACTGCCAAGCTTACCGAAAATCCCTAAAGCACTTAAAGCTAAATCAATCATTTGCATTTCTCCTTATAATATTCAACCATTTCTATCATCACCCTTTGACTTTCGCCTGCTTCATGTTGTTTTACTTGTACTATTTCTTCTTTATCAAAATATTGGTACAGTGTGGCAGATGACCCAGCAATAGTGACAAGGAGAGTGAGGACATTTCTTATATTAGTTAACTCCTCCATTACATGACTCCATTGTGGATTATTGAGTAATGATTACCATCATTGAATCTACCTCCCCACCGACATAATTCATGCTGCTGTTCCCACCATTCACCTAACTCTTCATGTTGTTCAGTTTCGGTCTGCCAAATGCCGTCCTTAAACAAATTCAAATCAATAGCGAGCTTTAGTTTATGTGCAGAATTTTTATGGCCATATGCTCCTATACGAGTTTCGCCTATGTCGCCAAATACTCTTGCATCGCGAAATAGATCACCGCCACGAATTTCAAATCCTAATTCATGTGCCTTATCTATAAGGCGGGGGAGAAGACGCATAAATAATTCTTGTTTTTCTCCGGTTCTCATTCTGTTTCTCCCTCTATTATTACTTCGGCAGGACCAGTCATGCCTTCCATGTTTATAGTGACATTAACTGCAGCGTGTTTTGAATCATCTTTACTAATACCATGGAGCTTCGAGCGTTCTGCATAAATCTTCATCGCCAAATCCGCATGGAATTTCTTAGCTTCAATTTTTTCGCCTGAACCTGTAACAATAGGGATACTAATTCTGCCCATAGCAATATCTTCAAGTTCGTCGAGATGCACGTCTAAAGTTTGCTTAGTTACAACAGATTCAGCTAGGTACTTATTTTGGAGATCAACAATGTAAGCAGCAACCAGAGGTTCACGTTTTAACCTTGTGCCTCTTTCAGCGGGAAATCCTACTGATTCAGCCGCGTCCCGATGCTTATAGCCGTTGGTCACATACTCGATACAAAACGCACGACGTTGGTCGTCTAAATCTAAAAAACCTGACTCTCTATTACGTTCTACAAGACTAGAGTCGATGGGAGCAATATTTCTGGATTCTTCAGACATAACTTTATGTATTCCCTTTGTATGCGCTGTGCTGCAACTACTGGATTGTTCAGAAATTTCTCATCCAGTACCCTTTCACGTGCCGCAAGCATACCGGTGTCGGTTGCTATATAGTTATTGATTGGGCTCATTTGGGCGCTCATCAAAAGAGTATAGCACACGACAGGAGGACTGTCAAGTATGGAATCGGCATAAAGGACCAAATCAAAAGAACGGCGGATGAGCAGAAAACTAACAGGCATGGCGGATGGGGTTCTGGGGGCGGAATCCCTGGAAAAACGTGCGGTGGGTCCTTCGTTTTTTCCGGGGTGTACCCCCCAACGCCCGCGAACGAAATACCCCCTACCCTAGGGGAGGACCCAAGCCATCGCCCGTCGATCTCGGGTTGTGCTCGCCCAACGCGTACGTACGTGCTTCTTCCTTGGCCGGGGGTTGTGCTGCCTTATATCCCTATAGCTATCTCTACTTGGATATGGCGAGGCGTGCAGACGGCTGCTATACTTGTTCCCAGACTTGCAGCACGTGGCTGCGGGCACAACCAAGATAGGAGCAAGACCATGACACAAGCCACAAAGAAGAAGACCACAAAGAAGACCGCTAAGCGCGAACCCAAGGTCGAGGATTTGGACGCAGCGATCGCAGCCGAGCTGGCCCAGGACGAGGACGACGAGCAAGAGGAAGGAAGCAAGATGGCCTCAACCCTCAATCGCTACCGCACCGGCTATGAGCCTACGATTGCGTACAGCGGTCGAGTTTCGTTAAACAAGGGCGACGACGTTGCGCAAACGCTGGCGGGCCTCAGCCCCGACCAAGTGTTGGCGGCGGCAGAGACACTGCTCGGTTTGGAGAACGGTGAGCTAGCAACCCGGTACGCGGGACTAAACCCAGGCCAACGCAGGATGAACGGCGGCAACCGCATCCGGGCGGCGATCAAACGCGGTGATGCAACCGTAAAAGACTTGCAAGCAGCCGTTAAGCACTAACAGGCGAGCCAAGAGCGGACAGCCACGGACGGCGAGCGGGGACCACGGACGGTCGAACCCCCTTCTCAACCTTTTCCCTTCAGCCGCCAACCGCAATCGTGCCATAGCGAGCAGTCGTCCCGCGTCACGTTTAACAAGGAAACGAGCGCGTCCATATGGTCCGGGTCGTCCGATACCATCCGAGGTCGTCGGGAGACGTGCAATGTCCGGTACGTACCCCACCCCTTTTTTCTCTCTCTCTTTTCAGGGGGGTGGACGATGTGGACCATACGGACCAGCCCGTTCGTGACGGGGGCTCTCGCTGTCCAGATTCAGCCCGTTCCGATCACGGACCGTCCACATTCGGATGTTAGTTTACTAACCCTCGATATACCGTTCGTCCAAACACTCGGTGGTCTTCACAATGACGTCCGTGACCCCTTTGTGGTCTATTTCGAATATGGACCGCGCCATCTCCACATGGACGCACCAACCGGCATCTACAACGCATCCTTGACAGGCCATCGGCCCTATGCTATACTGGGTCTATACACTAGAGGAGCAGGGCATGAACAACACACGTAGGCACCTAACGTGGATTCCGCATCACAACACCGTCATAATAGACAAGCATGACTTCTTTGTTGTTTGCAGTTACATGGGACGACAATTTGGTCTGCTCCCGGCACAAAAACAAGGAATGGCACTAGATATAGCAGTTGCCGTAGTAGACAGTTACCTTTACACACAAACCAGGAGCTAAGCATGGACTTAGAAACATTTAGAAATTTCACTGAAGAAGACTACGAAGCTTTAATCAAATCCCTTGTGAGGAAGCACTTTAACAACCGGGTGGCGTACAATACACCAAACGGATGGGCTGACAGGGAAGCGACACCAGCAGATTTTAAACGACGTGCAGCATGGGTGGAACGCGCCTACGGCCTGCACCTCTTATAAGGAGCACGTATGAAAGTACAATCAATAGCACTAACTATATTGTTAACATTTATTGCGGGCGGTTTAATCAGTGCCTACGGCAAAAAACATCAAGGGTACGACTTTGTGGAAGAGTACCACAATAGGACGTGCTATTTTTGGAAAGCACCTAAACGCAAATACTGCGAATGGAGATAAAAATGAAACAAGAACACCTAACGCCGCTTATCGACGACCTTGATAATTGGTTTGATTTGCCACTTCATGAGCTGTGCACAATCTTCCCCGCAATGCGGGACGACGATTATGACGGCTTAGTGGCCTCAATGAAGGACCAAGGGTTTTTGCTATCCGACCCGATCGTGTTGGTCGACCTAACGCCCGATGCACCAAACTCATCCTGGGCCATCCTTGATGGGCGCAATCGCCATCTAGCGGCCATGGATGCAGGGGTCGAGCCCGAGTTTATGGTGTACAGCGGCGAAAATCCTATCGGCTTCGTTACGTCACGCAACCTGGACAGGCGGCATTTGACCACCGGGCAGAAAGCTGCAGTAGCAGCCGAACTTGCAGGACTCAACAACGGACAAAACTCAACGGAAGGAGAAGTGACGCAATCCGAAGCTGCTGAACGTGTCGGGGTCGGTGAGGCAACATTACGCCGATACAAGTACGTAGAAAAGCATGACCCGGAGCTAGCTACTAAAGTAAAAGCAGGCGAAGTACCACTAGAAAAGGCCCGCTCTATTGTAAAGGACAAAGTAGATCAGCCGCCAGCCGTGGAAGACGTAATAGCGGACGCGATACCAAAATCACTAGGCGAAAAACGGGCAGCGCGTAAAGCAGCCGAACGGGCCGAGCTACAGGAGAAACTAGAGGCCATAGCTGAAAAGGTGGCTGAACGTTCACCAGACGCTGCTCCCAAATCCGCCTTGTTGGACGCGGCATTAGAAGGTTACAAACTAGGGAGGGAGTCATAAAGTGAGCGTTTTACTTATCATAGCAGAAAATTACAGACAAGCTTGTGATTATGCTCGTAAAAATAGTATAAGTCCCGGCGATTGGCGATTTATCGACCGTCCTGAAAAATTGTTAGGGTTACGGAAGTCCTATTTTGTGATAGCAAGTTATCCGAAAAATTATGAAGAACTAGAGCCATATATCTCGGCTAACGAAATGATAGAAGTTAGATCACCTGATCGTTAAACATACTCTTGACAGGGGTGCTAGTCTGTGGTATACTAGCGCCTCAGGATATACGAGGAGATTGAAGTGAACACAGCAATCAACATAGATAATGAAGAGTTAGTACAGGTAGAATGGTTTAGCCACGAACGTCTTGTATTCGCTTGTCTGAGTCACATGATTAAAGATGGCTGGGTCCCTTCCATGAAGCACATAGGCTTAGTTGACGGAAATTTAGTCGCTCGTCCTGTGAAGTATGACGGCGAAACCAGATTCTCTGGTGTAGCTTTATTTAAAATAGACTAGGAGAACCAAATGAATGATAAAACAAACAAAGAAGTCAAAGACGCTCTGGTAAAAATCAACCGTGAGCGTTATACGACTAGCCGTACAGCATCAGGCGCGAAGTCATTATCTAATGGTGATGACATAGCGAAAGCCCTGGAAGGTCTGCCAATTGTTTCTTTGTATGAAGTGGCAGATAAACTCTTTGTTGAGAACGAATTTCGCGCTAACTATGGTAAACTTAATACCGGCATGCAACGTATGAATCTCGGCAACCGTATCCGTGGTTTTGTTTCTAAGCGCGATGCCGATAATGCCAAAGCTGAAGCAGATGGCAAAAAGCCTAAGCTATCTGGTCTTGAGGCTGTAGCCAAGGCAGCAGCTCCATTCCGTAAGGAAGCAGACAAGGCACTGGCCGAAGCTGAGAAAGCCAAAGAAGCTAAAAAAGCAGAAGCTGCCAAGAAGAAAGCTGAAGCCGAAGCAAAAAAGAAGAAAGCTGAGCACAACAAAAAAGCATCAGCCGCGTAATCAAGACGGGGGCCTAGCGCCCCCTCTTTTTAAAAGGAGCCATAATGTCAGTAGCCACAGTTAAGTATGGAGGCGGGGATTTCTTAATCCAGTGTCAGATATTTGACAATGAACGAGTAAAAGCCTTCCCTGATAGAAAATTCAACTCAAACACAAAAATTTGGCATGCACCATTCAACGCGCCAAATGCACAATATATACGCGATAACTATAAATTTCCAGAAGAGATAAATGAAGAAGCTCTTGAAATGGTAAATCAGGCTCTTGCGGAAATCGAAGTCAGTAAAACATTAAGATTCCCCGAAGACCACCCATTTTTAAATCCTCCCCGGCCTTACCAGATGGATGCTCTTAATAAGTCGTACGGGATGCGCGAGTTCGGCTACTTTATGGAGATGCGGACCGGCAAGACATTTGTAGATATAAACATAGCAGCAGCCTATTACTTAAAAGGCGAAATCAATGCGTACCTCATTGTCCTTTTCCCAGGCGCAATTAAATCAACCTGGAAAATCCAACTCGAAGAGCATTGTCCCGTCCTATATGAAGTCCACCTTCTCCAAGCCGGGCAGAAAAAACAAACTCAAGCCTTTATTGACAAGGACACCGATGCCCTCAAGGTTATGGTCGTCGGAATTGAGTCGTTATCTAACGGTGCAGGAGGCGACCTCATTACGGACTTTGTGCAAAAACATAAAACAAAATTCACAATCGATGAGTCCACCTGTATCAAGAACCCAAAACAGCAAGTCTCGAAAAGTAAAAAACGAACACGCGTCAAATTATGTTGGGACGTTGGCGGCTTAGCTGAGTATCGGACTATCATGACCGGGACACCGACCACGCAGGGGGTTGAAGATCTCTACTCCCAGTTCCGGTTCCTTAATTGGCAAATCCTGGGATATAAGTCGTATTTTACATTTAAGAATGCTCATTGTATAGCAGGCGGATTCCAGGGCAAGAAAATCATCGGCTATAGGGACGTAGATAAAGTAATAAGAAAAATAAACCCATATGTATATCAAATTTCAACAAAAGATGCCATCGGCATTCCAGAGGAAGTATGGGAACCAATATACGTAGAACAGTCACTCGTCCAGAAGCGGCTATTGAAAGAACTAGGCGATCCGTATGACATGTCGACGAGCATGGGCGACGAGGAGCTAGAAGTCGAGACGATACTAGAAAGAATGACAAGGTATCAACAGATAGTCGGTGGCCATTTCCCCTTTAAAGAAGAAGAAGGCTACGATACTATGCCGATTGAAGGGCCAAATCCCAAGATGGATGCTCTGTTAGGTTTCATTGAAACGATACCTAAGGACCAGAAAGTTATTATTTGGGCTAGGTTTGTGCCGGAACTGGAAGCCATAGCCAAGGCCCTTCCTGATTCTATTCTATACAAAGGCGGAATGAGCGATGACGAACGAGAATGGGCACAACGAGAATTCATGCAAGACAACGGCCCCAGGTTTTGGGTCGCAAGTCAGCAGGCAAGCGCCAGAGGAGTTGAACTTGCAGCGGCTTCTGTCCACATCTTTTACTCAAATAGCTTTAGTTATGATGATAGAAAGCAAGCCACTATGCGTACTAACAGCAGCAAACAGAAGTCCAAGTCTATACTCTATGTGGATATCATCATGAACCACAAGATTGATAAGCAGATAGTTGATGCGTTGCGTTATAAACAAGACATAGCAGAGTACGTGATCAGCGAAATTAAGAAAGGGCAAGTATAACAGGAGAACTAACATGACAGACAAACAATACCAAATAGCC